CCCGATAACAATCTACATTTGCAGTAATGGAGGAGAGTGCGATATCGGAATGGCCATAACAGATTTAATAGAGATCGCGAAAGGAGAGGTCCGGACTGTAAACATCGGCCGGGCATTCTCAATGGGATTTATGGTCCTCATTGCTGGGAAGAAAAGATACAGCTTGCCAAACAACCCGATGATGATGCATGAGTTCGGCGCTTTTAAACCAGGACAATATACAAAACAGAAGAAATTCCAAATGCACCTCGATGACCTGCAGGCGTATTTTATAAGGCATATCACAAAACATACCCGGCTCAAAAAAGCAGAGGTTGAAAAACTATTACTCGAGGAGGAGTGGGTCTATCCAAAACAGGCCCTGGAGTATGGATTTATAGATGAGATAATTACGGAGGTTATATAATGGCAATAGCAAGAAAATATTATCCAGCGCGTAAGTCTTTTAATGCCAACGAAGAAAACCAGAACATACCTGGACCGCGTCCGGGGAATCCACCATCCCCACAGCCAAAACCGGATCCGGATTTAATAAGTTATACTGATGGGAGCAAAAAACAACCCACAGCCATAGACGGGATAAAGACAATCCCAGAGGCATATGGACTCCCTATGCCAGAGAAGAGAAAATCATGGTGGGTAAGATTTATAAACTGGGAGCCGGGGAGGAAAGTATGAAAAGAGTAAACTTTATAAATGTAGACCTGGATATAGGATATAGGAAAAAGGCGGACGGGACGATAGAGCTCCTGGAAATCAGCGTGGTACATCCAAGCGTGAGCAATTACAAAACCATAAACCATGACAAGGCATTATACGATGCTGGAATGAGAGCACTGCATGACGGAATGGCTGGGGACGTAAAGGACACCCGGACCCACAGGATCCTGCTCAGGAAAGAGGAGCCAGAGGACTGTGAGAGCTGTTATTTGAAAAACGATTGCAATCGGCTCTTCCATTACTACAATTGCAATGCGAAATAGGGTAGAAAACAGGTGGAAAGCATGGAAAAAGAGACCTTAAAACATTATGAGGCGTTTGAAAAATACTATGCCATGGGAGAGCATAGGACATTAAAAGCGCTTTCCGACCAGCTGGAAGTGAATGTCTCAACTACGGAAAAGTGGTCAAAAGAGTTTGGATGGGCTGATAGGGTAATATTGCGGGATAAGGCCAATGCGGAAAAGCTGGCAGACAAGACTGACACTCAAATAATTAATGAAAAATCAAAGCTGATAAATATCGTCAAGGCTTCAATTGCCGTTTATGTGGATAAATTAAAAAAAGGAAATCAAGTCCTATACGACAAGGACGGCAAACCAGTAGAGGTCCCCGGGATAGAGATTAAAAGGCCCAGGGACTTGGACGTTCTAGTGAGACTTTATATGGAGCTCATGGGAGAAGTCCCGGACGAGATCCAGACGATTATGCTCATTGACTCGAAAGGCGCAGATGCGGGAAGTAAAAGTGACGAGGATATTCCGGTGGATACAGGGAGCGACAGCCAGGATTAATCTCCTTGTTGGCGGAGCAGGATCCTCAAAGTCCTACTCGATGGTCCAGCATATAATATTTAATATCCTCTTGAGCCAAAAAGATAAGAGAGTTTTAATAATTAGAAAGACCAGGACCTCAATACGAGTGTCAACCTGGCAACTATTCCAGGACCTTTTAATTGATTATGGGGTCCGGTTTAAAGTCAATAAATCCTTAATGCTTATAACAGTAGGGAGCAACCAGGTATTATTCGCGGGCCTGGACGATCCGGAGAAATTAAAATCAATAGAGTTTTGTAATTACATATGGGTGGAAGAGGCGACTGAGATAACAGAGGACGACTACCGACAGTTGAACCTCCGACTCCGTAGAAGAACTGAGCTCAAGAACCGAATGTGGTTAACATGTAATCCGATCAGCGCCCTGCACTGGATAAAACTCCGTCTGGTAGATCTAAAGCCCCGGGAGTTTGCAATGGATGTGTCCACCTATAAGGATGCAATTGAATTCCTTGATGAGTTTTATACTCAGAGCCTTGAGGACCTCAAACATGAGGACCCGAACTTTTACAAGATTTACACCCTGGGGCAATGGGGCATATTAAAAAATATCATTTATACAAACTGGGAAACTTATGATAACATACCTGAAAAGGTCGAAAGGCAGAGCAAGGTCTTAAAACCGACAGGTGAAGTCACATATGGCGTAGACTGGGGATATACACAGCCCCACACTTTAGTAGAAATTAACTGGTTTACGAGCGATTATTTTGTAGCCAGGGAACTTCTATATGCGAGCCAGATGACGAATCCTGATTTGATTAGCCAGTATAAAACGCTGGTGGAACCACGCCAAAGGGCTCGGGAGTTCTTCGCGGGAACGGATGAGCCAGCCTCCATAGAAGATTTTTATAAGGCAGGCTTTAATATCCAGAATGCAGAAACGACAGTCCGGGACGGGATCAACTTCTGCAAGAGTCACCTTTTGGGATTCACAAAAGACAGTCCAGATCTCATAAAAGAGGCCCAGGGATATAAGAGGAAAGAGGATCGGCAGGGAAACGTTCTGGAGGAACCCGTAAAATTTATGGACCACGGCATGGACGGAATGAGATATGGAAGTTACACTGTAGCAAGACGGGAGAGGCCAAACATTAGAACAGTTTAAAAGGAGCATTAGATGGGAAGGATAGATAGAATATTGAAATCCGTGGGGCTTGCCCGGACCGGGGGCATAACTGATGAGACCAGAGCCCTTACGCCCTGGGTGGACCAATGGGCGCTACAGTACGGCTTGGAGCTCCCGGCGGACATCAATCAATATGGCCAGGTTTATCATCATTCAGGATTTGTAAATATCTGCGTGAGGACCATAGCAGAGGCCAGCCAGGATGTACCGCTTAAAACCTTTGAAAGAAAAGGGGATGAGATAGAAGAGATCCAGGACCCCCAGAATCCAATCAATGAACTATTCCGAAAAGTAAATCCCAAAACAACCCAGAATGAGTTTAAAGAAATATCACTGACCTGCCTGGAGTTGCAAGGCAATTCTTTCTGGTACATCGTCCCGGATATTCTCGGAATACCCAGGGCGCTATACTGGATGAGGCCCGACTGGACTACAATAATACCCGATGAGAATGACGGCGTAAAAGGGTACATTTATAAGAGCGACAAGGGAGAGGTGGCCTTTGAGCCCCATGAGATATTCCACTTGAAATATTTTGATCCCCGTTCATATTGGTACGGCCTTTCACCGCTGGCCTCGATAAGGGTAACAGTTGAGGCGGACCTCTACTCCAGAGTGTACACAAGAGAATTCTTTAAAAACAGCTCCAGGCCCGATGGTGTTTTAAAGGTAGAAAAAAACCTCCAGGATAAGGAATACAATCGACTGAGGCGAAGATGGGAACGGAGCCATAAGGGAGCTGATAAAGCTTATCGGACTGCCATCCTTGAGGGCGGGCTTGATTACAAATCCATAGGGCTCTCACAAAAAGACTCCATGTTTATTGAGCAAAAGAAACTGCTCCGGGAAGAGATCCTCGCAGGATTTAGGGTACCGCCAGCCATGGTAGGAATATTTGAATATGCAAATTATGCAAATGCGGATATGCAGAAGAAAATATTCTGGTCAAATGTCATGGTCAAGAAGATGAATAAGATCGCAGAATATATCAATGAATTTTTACTCGCTCCGATATGGGGAGACAAGTATTTCGTAGCTTTCGATTACTCCGGAGTGGAAGAGCTCCAGGAGGATAAAAAGGAAATGACCGAAAGGCTCCGTGAGGACCTCAAGACGGGAGCAATAACCAGGGATGAATATAGGAGAGCGACTGGCCGGGACGAGATAGACAATGCCGATATCTTCCTTATGCCTACATCGATCATTGAAGTGCGCCTGGGGGAGACAAACCCGGGGACCGACCCTCAAAAGATGCTGGCCAAGGGCAGGGACATTGACACCTTAAGGCAAATAGCCAAGAACATGGACAGGACCAGGGAGCAGGGATTAAAGAATGTCCGGAGAAAATATAAAGAGGAACTGGTCGATATGTTTGAGGATTTAAAAAAGGACATAATTGAAGAGTTACAGCAATTTAAAAAGGACTGGGAAGATGTCATAAAGGACTACGCAAAGCACCCGGAGAAATCCGCCCGTGTTTTGAGATGCCTAAAGGACGGAAAACTCACAAAAGAAGTGGACTGGAACCAGTTCGATGTGAGCGCTTTTTGGAATGAGAATGAATACGGGGAAAGGATCCTCCTTGTCTCGGACCCCAGGGTAGAACAATCGATGCTGGCCGGGGCAAAAACAGCTGAGACCTTAACAGGAATTGAGATCCCGTTCGGACTCGAGATGCCAGCTGTCCAGAACATTAAATTAAATATCCTCAAGGAATTAAAATCAAACTTTGACAAGACCACTGTGGAGAGCTTGAAAGATACCATAAAGGGAGCCTTTGATGAAAACAAAACCATCCAGGAACTTAACCGGGATATAGAAAACCTATGGGATGGGTGGAAAGGCTACCGGGCCGAGAGGATCTCCAGGACCGAGACGGCAAATGCATATGGAAAATCAGCCCATGATTATTATAAGCGGTCCGGAATGAAGTACAAAAGATGGATGACGATGGGCGACAAGGACGTCTCCGATGAGTGCTTCCAGAATGAGGCCGATGGAGTTATACCAATTAATGAAAATTTTACATCCGGAGCCATGCATGAGCCACAGCACATTCAATGCAGATGCTCC